CGTGAACCGACAGAATTAGGCAAAGAAATTCAGCGACTCAAAAAACAACAATACAAAGAGGAATGATATGGAAATGTCAGAGTTAATCATACAGTTCGCAACCAAGTATGGCGTTTACATTTTGGGGCTGTTCTTGCTCTCAGAAGCCCTTGCGCTCATCCCTGGGATCAGGGAGAACGGTGTGTTTCAGGTCGTAGTCAAAGTCCTGAAAGGCTTGAAGGACGCAATCAAACAGCCCGTTACACCCGTAAAGCCGGAAGATCAACCGAAGCCGTGAAGCTTCGTTTAGAGCGGTTTGGGTTTACCCCTCGCTCGACTTTAGGCCGTCTATTCATCGACGATCAGCCCAAACCGTTCTGCTTCACGCTCGAAGATGTCGATAGGAACATGACCCAAGATATGCCTTTGGACATACTTGAGCATTTGAAGGTCAAAGGTGAAACAGCCATACCCTACGGTGAGTATAAGTTGGTCATGGACTTCTCGAATAGATTTGGGAAGGTCATGCCACATATATTAGATGTTCCTGCTTTCACGGGGATTAGGATTCACGCAGGCAATACCGACAAAGACACCGAAGGGTGTGTTTTGGTGGGTAAGACTCCCGGCATGGACTTCATTGGGCAGTCCAGATTAGCTTATGACGAACTCTACGAGTTGATTCTATCCCCATGCACGATAAGTGTAGTCAGAGCATAGACCCGTCGCGCCTCTCTGATGTTTGGATGCGTAATTCGGCGGGTCGTTTTTTTCTTGGTATGGCGGTAAATAAGCATGGAAAAGTGCAAAAGAGTACACTTCTGTACCTAAATCACCCAAATGTATTGCCTGAGCGGTAAATAAGTGCAATCTTTAGCACTTGACTTTCGCTTGGGAATTGCTTATATTACGCCATGATGGACGACCTTGATAAACAGTGGATGATGGTCTTGGGTTTACTTGTTGTAGCCATCTTAGCCATCATTGGCATCGTCGCAATCATAGGATATATTTTATGAGCGAACTCGAACCCACCCCCCTAAGCAAAATCCCACTCAAAGGCATTGTCAAAGCCGACCTCCCCGATCCTAAGACTGTCCCCCAAGCACAGATAGACGAGACTGAGCGTTTGGTCAAGCAAGCCCAAGCCCTACTTTCTCAGCTAACTGACGAAGAAGTTGAAAAGGCTATACCCATTGAGAAGAACAGGCGTGACTTGAAAACAATCCAGTCTGGCAAAGAAACGCCTAGTGAGAACGCCAAGTACGTCATTGGCGGACTTGTGATAAGTGCGGTCGGGATATTGGCTTGGATAGTCAAGGGATGCTGACTCTTTCTTTCTGTGTGTTTGCTCAACGTACAGAGATAATTTACTCAATGTTCAAATTAACTGAACACTCACTAATAATGAACGTAACGTGAGAACAAGAGGCGATTTCACGATCCACTCGTTCACCATCCCCTTCTCTGAGTACGACCTACCTATCTATCTTCTTCCATTTGGCGACGTTCACAAGTCCTCCCCACTTCATCATGCAGAGAAATGGGACGAATACCGTCAATGGGCGGCATTAAAGCCAAGATCGTATTTCTTAGGGATGGGCGATTATGACGATTTGGCCTCAACCTCCGAAAGATTCATCCTCAACAATGAGATTCTACACGACTCAACAATTCAAACACTCGAAGGACTATACCTAAACAATACAATCAGATTTGCCAGAGACATTGAATTTATGAAGGGTAGATTGATTGGGCTTTTAGGCGGGAATCACTTCGGGAGGTTCAGCAACAATACGACCACCGACCAGAAATTAGCCGAACTCATGGGCTGTGCCTATCTGGGTGTTTGCAGTTTTGTGAGGTTAAGCTTCGTTAATATCGCCAGAGGCGAAGGACATACCGGCTCTCACTGTGTTGACCTTTTCTTGCATCACGGGAAAGGGGGTGGTGGGACAGCCGGAGCGTCCATGAACCCAGTTATGAAAATGGCTGAGACCGCAGACGCAGACATTTACCTCATGGGGGACAATCACCAGAAGGGAGTCCTGCACAAGGAAAAGCTGAGATTAACAAGCGGTAAACAACTCAACCTATCCCACCGTAAGCAAGTCTTTGCCAGGACGGGCAGTTATCTCAAAGGTTACGAACCCAACACGATATCTTATATCGTGGATGCGTTATTACCACCTTCGGATTTGGGTTCAATCAAGATCGAACTCACACCAAGAAGGAGTCAAAAAGATGGACAGGACAGGGAATATATCGACATCCACGCATCCATCTGAGGTTAAGGGCACAGGCTTCTCAAATCTGAACCTCCCCCCATTGGAGGACTTGGTTCAAGAGGAGTTGGAATTTGAACATCTGAAATGCAAAGCTGAGAGGGCTAAACTCTTGCGTAACTGTACCGACGAGGAGTTGGAGGTGGAGATGAGATTACGGGGGTATGATTTCAGTTGACTATCCGCATTAACGGCTCGAAGATTGCTCTGCCACCCCCCACCGAGCAAACAAACCTCAACCCCCTAGTGGTAAGCATCGAATCACAGTATCTTTCAAAGCTACCGTCAACGAAAGACGAGTCAATACTTTTGCTTGTCAAATCAATCGGAAGTTTGACAAGAACATAATCGCCACGCTTAGAATACACGAAGTCAGGTTGTGGCGTGGGGTCAATTTTAGGAGAACACCCAGATAAAGTTAGAAATGTCAGCATAACGATAAGCGTTTTCATTCGCGTTCCCTCATCATTGGCACGACAAGCACCCCGATGAATAACCCCACCGCAAGCCCGAACACAAACCCGATTACCACGCCTAAGAATATCATTGCTTTCTCCTGAATAATACTTTCCCATCAATCACTTGGACAAATGTATAGCCCAAGACTTGCATGGAGTCAAGGTATCTCTCGAATGTGCCACCGAGGAACAAGTCATCGAAGCTGATACCCCTCATTGCTTCTGGGACACGCATAAAAACGAAGCGTGGCTTGAGTGTTTTGGTGTGGACTTTGGTAAACCCAACGGTTTGCCCACATACAGGACATAAATTTTCTTTCTTCCCCCAAGCTTGATTCAGCGAATCTTCAAACTCTCGCATTACCCTGTTGTACTCAGACATAGACGCTCTGTGCCTTTCCACCAATGGGTCTTGCCCCCACGCCATACATTGAACCAGAAACATCAATGCAAGTATCTTCATGCCTTTATCTCCTTCCTCAACCAAGCCAAACATTCCTCGACTTGCTCCAATAGTTCCTGATTAACTGCGTGTTTCAGGAGTTCGTCTGGGAGGCCGTTGACATCAACGTCGCTCTCAAAAAGGACATTCTCTACCTCGAAACTTTCCCACTCTTGAATACCAACTGAGAGTTGTGCCACCAAACTATCATCAGTACGAGAATAAGAGAGATGGTAACTCATTTCCCCTCCTTCAATTCAATGATTTTATCCCACACCATATCCACCGTTATCTCTTTGGTGGTCAATCCGCTCTGAACGTGCTTAAACTTATCGTCTTCACTTGGACACACCACAGACACATCCGTACCCCCCACGATAGCCACAGTTGGAGTCTCTAAAGCTATGGCTAAGTGCATGGTGAATGTATTGACTGTAACGCATAAATCTGCCCGTTTCAGGAGTCTGGCTAACTCGTCAATCGTGGTCTTGCCACATAAATTAATAGCAGGGCAATACCGTGTCTCGCCTCTGACATACTCAGCGTCAGCCTTGCTTCCGGTGTAATATATCCTCCACCCGAACTTATGCCCTATGCGTAATACAAGTTCTCTCCATCCATGCCATTGTCTTAGCCATGAAGTGTTCCGGGTGCAAGTGTGGATGACTGTGATGAAGCCCTTCTCTTTCCATTCACCTTCCACGTTATAGACCATCTGCCGATCCCAGACAGGGACATGGAATGACTTCTCAACTAAATCACACACTTCATCTGTCCTACGCCCTACGGTACAGGCTGATTGAGCTATCGGGACTTTGACCGTGTTCAGAAACGCCCTGTGGTTATGGTTATAGCCGATACGTTCTCGACACCCAGCTAAGAGCAGGGCTACGTTATTGAACAGGGAAGTATTGAACTGGATTCCAACGTCATAACCCTCACTTCTTAGCTCCCAGGCGGTCTTAATCACTTGCTGTTTACTCTTGGAACACGTATAAACGTGCGTGATATGCGAGTGATTAGCAAGTAACTCTTTGGCGAAGTCATAGGCAAGGACATCTACTTCGCCAATCTGTGACAATGCCTTAACCGCAGGAGAAGACATCATCAGGTCGCCGAGGTAGTTCAACTCCAACACAAGAATTTTCACTGGTATTTCAGAATCAATTTTTGTGTGGTATCGGCTTTGTTGTAGAAATAGAACGTACCCTTCTGCCTCTCTTTCGGCACATACTTCACCCACGTTACCCCGAAGAAATGGTATATAACGAATACCGTGACCACGAAAGTTGGAACGATGTATCTGACCAACCTATGTCTCTTAATATCATCCCAGAACAAAGCAAACCCAACCCCAAGTACAACCAGTTCCGCTCCAAGCAACGCCACGAAGTTTGACCAAGTATCACCTTCAAACATTCTAAAGAACTCGTCAACTCTTGGGATGTTGGTATAATCGCCATATTTGGCATAGATAATAATGAGTATAGCCAAGACCGAGAGTTTAAGGACTACCTTCACGCTACGTCATGGAATAGGACAACGTGGAATCCTTTCTTAATACACCCATCGCAAATCGGCATCTCTCGCTGAATCTTTCTGATTACGGCTAGTGGGGTGTCAAGGAAACTCAGCTTCTTGCCATTAATCTTCAACTTGTTATCCTCGTAAACCGTATGACAGCAGACTGGGACTGTCCCATCAGATAGGATTTCAAGGTGCTTGCTGTACCCACGACACGGCGTTTTGGTCTTTCTCGCCCTCTCCAATGTTTCTGGGATGGAGTGATTCAGTCTTTCGATTAATGCGCGATCCTTGTCTGGGATGGGTACGCCATTGACGTAATCCAATGCTTTCTCCAACGGACGGTAATAAGCGAAGCACGACTCAAACTTGAATCCTAACGAGTGCGCATAATCCCTCATCAAGGGGAGTTCGTGTTGATTGTCCTTGTACTTGTGGAAATACACCGTGACTTCTGCTTGGTGGGGCATTTTGGATATAGCCACCATGTTCTTCTTGACTCGCTCAATATCCCCGCCATGATAATACCCATAGAACTCCTGAGTGAAACCCGACAAGGATATGCGGAGTTTCTTCAAGCCAGCGTCAAATACCTTGTCAATCCTCAAGAGATTGTTCAAATGTGAGGATATGAACGAGGTCATGCCACGATTAGTTAATTCCTGAACAAACTCATGGCAATTTGGGTGAAGGAGTGGTTCAGAGTATTCGGACAGCCACAGATTACGAATGACTAATTCACGTTCTAACTTATCCAAGACTTTCCTGAACGTGGCTATGTCCATCAGTCCGGCTTTGGGAAAGGCGAAGTTCTCCACAGGGCAACTTGGACAATGTAAATTACAATGACCATTCCCCAAGATGTTAACACCGACATTGACACCGTAAAGACGGCTACCGATGGCTTGCTCAAGGTAATTGTAGGCGAACCAATTACGGTAGTTCATACCTTCCTCGCCTCGATAATCACATACCTATGCAAGAGCCACTTCAAGATTGGGCGAGTCCCGAAGAAGTACCACTTGGCTTTGGGTGCGCCAGCATGGTGAATGGTATCGCCTGGGAATGGTTTGAACCACCGTAGAGGTTGGAGGAAGCCATAGAATATGAACAAGAACGGGTAACAGGTCAAAATCTTCTTGCGGATGACCTTAAACCCACACAATTCAAGAAGCATCAAAGTATTTCTGACCTTTAACTCCTTGTAATTACCCTTTCCGTGACTATATGCGAACATTCCAAGTGCGGGGGTGGAGAGATATAGCGTTCCCCCGTCCTCCAACAAGCCATGTATGCCCTCCAACAGGGTCAAATCCTGCTGAACGTGGTTCAGGACTTCCAAGCACGTGATGAACTTGTAAGATGCAAGGGGCGCAACAACGCCTTTGTTTAGATCGCCTCGCGTGTTCTGAGTAATGCCAAGTGATTCAGATATGAAATTCTTAGCCCCAATGTCAAGAACAAAGTCACCCTTGTAACTATTCACCCCGATAAAATTACGGATTTGCCTGAGTCTGTGCTTATTGTTGAGGGCTGGCAATGAAGCCGTGAACTGACCCGACCATTTGTTTATTTGTCTCACTTTTCCACCGTTTCGTTCTCCACATCTTTATGGTTGCGCCGAGCAAGTAGTTCGGCTTTGTATTTTTCAGCCTCGTTAATTTTTCTATAGGCACGAGAGGGTGTGTGTATATCATATCCGTCGAAAAGTGGGCGATACCACAAGCCATCATTGTCTTGCCAGTCAACAAAATATATTCTTTTGTCTTGAAACGTGCCCTCGACAATGCGAACATCGGCTATTTCTTCTCCGTCATGTGGCAATCTATCCCCCAGGCCACCATTGCAAGCCATTTTTTCCCTCTCAATCTCCCAATAGCTAAGCCAAATAAGCAGGCTCACACCCACAATCCTAAACAGATTCATGCTTACCCCTTTCCTTAACTGACCTGTTCAACAATATGTCAATTTTACGACTTAGCTTTATCCACTCTGGATTATCCCTCAGACTCAATTCAGCTTCCATCGGGATTGAGTATCGCTTATCAAAGTGATAGACCACGAACAGCGTAGCCGGGACTACCACAAGCGCAATCTCCTGATATGGCGATGGCCATTTATCCCAAGCTAAATACATGGCTGAAGTTGCGCCGAGGGGCGTCAGGGCGGTCAGAGTTCTCCGCAAGCGAAAGATGATACGTGCAAGAGGACGGAGGATCATACCAGTTCAGACGGGTCAATGTCTGTGTCCCACCAGTCGATAAGATAACGAGTGTCGTCACCGTTCTTTAGACCAACCACAAGCGGGTCTGGAACGGGAGGAATTTCTCGTTCTTCGATAGTGACAATCTTTATTTGGTCAAAATCTTTCTTTGCTCTTTGTATTGAATCTAAGACATGTTCCGGTGGGAAGAATGTTTGGACGTTTATATTTTCCTCTCTCCATGTTATCTCTCTCCGCGTTTCTGTCCAAAGACTACGCCTACCACTCAAATGATACCCCGTTTCAATATACCCGTGGTCACGAAATGCGAAGTGTTTATCAAAGACTTCGACTATAAATTTCCCACTACGTTGAATGGCAAGTTTTGTTAAGTATGCTCGGATATTTGCGAGAGAAATTTGAGCATACCCCTCAACAGAAGCGGGGAAACCACAATCTTTCAACTTCTGTGCATATTTTACGTTTGGAACGGCCTTCCGAACTTCAAGCACATCTAATATTGTTTCCATAACTTACTCCTTGTGTGAATGTTGAACATGGTGAATTAATGTAACCTTCGTTTCTTATCCGCTTCTCCCTGCGGGTCTTTTGACTTCGTAATTTCTGAGTAACAAAATTGCAATTCATTCGCTCCGCATTTCAAGCACTTGTCGCAGAAGTCATGTTCTCTCATCATCTTCTTAATCTCTTTCAATGGATAGTCCAAGTAGTTGACCAACTTGAATCTATCCTCAAAGACCAACTGACAGAGGAACACGTCCCCGTTAGCGTCAATCGCAACCTGTTTCCAGTTGAGGCAAGACTTGCTCCGCTTCATGGTCTTGGCTGCTTCCTCTGGTGACTCCCACATGTGCGAAATTATCTCACGATCTTGCTTTGTGTATGTCTGGTCAACGAACTTCTCCAACGGCATGAATATAGCTTTTATGGGGACGAACTTCAAGTTGTTGTCTTTGGCTAACTTTTCTGCTCGTTCGTATTCATGGTCGTTGGTTCTGTACCATTGGAACAGTAACGACCACGTTGTTTCCTTGTAACGAGGCAGGGTCATCAGATAAGCGAAGTTCTTGTCAAACACGTCTGGGTTTGAGCCTGTCTGGTAGTAACTCATATTTTCCCAGCCACTCATTGATATGCGCATTTCAGTAGGACGTGCTTCGATTACCTTAGCCCAATCGCACTTAGTTGCCTCGCCCATTGTACTTAACCATGTCTTGATCTTACGCTTACTACATTCAGCGATAAATCTGTCAAGTTCTGGGTGCAACGCCGCGTCTGAATACATATACGCTTGAAGGTGACGAATCTTTGTCTCGGACTGTGCCTTGTCCAGTATCTTAACAAACTTCTCGAATGGCATCTGACCTTTGCGCTTGACCCCGATAGAGCCGAGAGCGCAACTGTGACAGTGCAAACTGCAATAGTTCACCAAGTCCACATTCAGTGATGTGCCATTGATTTTTTCACCCGCCCAGTCTTTGAAGCGTATATATTTATCGTATAATTTCATTTCACCCTCATACGTTGATACATTTTCCATTCACCCCGTTTCTCAGCCAATCTCACTTCCTGTTCATGCCACGTCCACAACACCCACGCCAGTATCGCCACAGGCAATATATACCCAAACACTACCCACGTGATACGGATTAGCCATGAGTATAGCCATTCGATGAATAAATATGTTTGGAGAACGCGGTATCTCATAATCTGTTCTTGAGATAGTTCACCCCATACTCAGTTAATTTGTACTGCTTGAGATTGCCCATGACTTTGGGTGCGTGTCTGCCTTCGACTATGCTCATCCAGATTAGGACTCTGCCTGCGTTGAACATCTGCTTCTTGGTCAGATTAGACTTAGCCCTAATCTCCGCCCACGTCTGCCACTCGCTATTGAGATACTTGGCTGCGATCATGGCGTTGGTGAGTGCGGTCTTACCTGTCCTCTGCTTGTTCGGCTCTAACACAATCCCTCTCACGCCAGTAAAGGCGTACATCAACATGGCACTCCTACGGGGAGTAACTTGGAAGAACTGTACCGCCATAGATGGGAGCTTAGACCAGGATTTGATTTCAGGGTCGGTCATGGCTTTATGAAGAAAATATCTGGGTCAAGCCCATAGCCCGATTCTTTGACACGACACTCCGTTGAATCTGCTGAGAATTGGGGGTGAGCGTAGTTTTGATAAATCCAATCCATCGTCACATAACTCGTATCTATTCGGGTGTGTCCATGAATCGCAAGGCATCCATAGATAGGTTCGTCACGTTTACGGTTTACATTGTTGGGACATGGGTCTGCAATCCAAATGCTTGTTATCAATCGAACCAAACCAAATAGCATCAATATTTTCATAACTTGCCACTATATGTAGTCAATAGTTTCCTGACATATTTATCTGCTTGCGCATCCACCCATTCCTCTGCCAATCCTTTGTTCAAAAAAACTTCCCCACGTACCTCGTAATAAGTTTTGCCGTTTATTGAAGAAGATTTGATGTGATAGTTTTCTTTTCTCGAATATTTCTTTGCCTCCAAGTGGTCGCCAATCACCCACCCAATGACGGGCAATATAAGAGTAAATACGGGTAATGCTATTTCCACAAAATAATCGGTCATAATCTCCTCGCAATATTCTGCAACGACTGAACTATCCTTTTCGACTCAGCCTCATCCCACGTGTATTCTTCTGGGTACACTTTCATCAAGTTACCATCAGGGAATGTGACCAAGACGGTATGCTTGGGGAATGTCTTCTTACGGCCAACGAAGTCTAGCGGTTTCATGTTCATAATCTCGTCATTGGTATAAGCCATGATTACTCAGTTTTATTTATGAATTGCTTAATCAGTGATTCAAACGAATGTGGCTCACTTTTACTTGCCTCACGTTCACGACCAGGTAATTCGTTCATGTGCTGACGTGATTTCCGGCTCTCAGCTAACATTCTCGCCTGTGACGCGATCAGTTTATCGTATTGATTAACCCTGCTCTTGAATACGGGGATAGACCAACCGTTTATCATGCAGAACTCGGCGTTGTCGCAAAAGTACGCATCCACCCTGTCGAACATTTCGTTCTCGCCCAACACGTCACGGATAGCCATGAGTATTTTACAGTCTCGCCCCCAAAGTGGGACATACGGGGACTTGGGGAAGTGAAGGTCGCGGCGACGGATGAATTCGATAACCAATTCTCTACCGTTCATGCTTGGGCTTCCTTAATCAGCTTCTTGAGATACAATATTTTTGAATCTAAGTCCATCTCGACCAACACCTCTCTGACAAAGCTTGGGAACGCGGTTGAATCTGCCAAAGTTTTAATGTCTAAATGAGATAGCTTCGTGTTGATTAACGTACTCACGGCTGACCACATCTTTGAACTTGTCGGGTCTGCATATATCCCGACTTCCTCATAACATTCTCTGCACAGGACGAAGTATTTCTGGTCTGGCGAAAATTTGTTGTTGCATCGGGCACAGAGCATTATTTGTCTAAGCGAAAGATGTAGTTCATAAACTTCTCAATCCATCCACGCCTCATGGCTACGACAAACAAAATGAAGCCCGCGATTGTACCAACGCAATAGATGATTAGCCCAGTTCTGATTAATTCAAGCAATTCATTCATATTTTTTCTCCTTTGACCACACCAAATCCTCCCCACGCCTCTCCCCAAAACTATCGCATATCTGACACCGTATCATGGGATAACCTCGGACTGAACAATTCGGGTATTTCTTGCCTTCAAACTCAACATAAAGTTCAACTGGGACATGGTTACAGGGAATACTTTCTGATGATTTCTTCGAGGTCTTGCCGCGTGAGTTTGATTTTGACATTAGCCCTCTCTGATAATTTTACCATCTCCTCTGCCCCGTATCGTTTCAGAAACGCAACCTCGTAATAGAAGTGCCAATAATTGTCCCTATAATTACAAAATGAGCAAATTGCTGAACAGTTGTAGGGATCGAATCTGACCGCCTTGTTGCCTCTGGGGATGAGATGCCCGTTCTGAATCTGCTCTGTTGCTCCGCATATCAAACATTTCCAATCATCCCTGACCCTTATCCACTTGGAGAACACGGCATCGGCCAACTTGAGCAATTTCAGATATGGCAACTGCTTCTGTTTCAGCTTGCGCCTCTGTTTGCGCTTACGCTCTCGCTCAAGGTTGCGCTTCATTCGAGGTCGCCCGTTACCATGATATGAATTTTCCCTTCCTGACACGCCTTAATTAGCGTTCTCCACAGTAAATGTATAGCCATCATGTGGTCACAGTTGAAGTCCACCAACTCAGGCCTCTCCTTTAACTCTTGCCTGACCTGGCTTATGTTGACCTCAGACTTGATCGCAGCCACAGCTAAGGGGATGTACTCGTCCAATATCTCCCTCCCCTTACCGGAACTAAGGTAGCGTGGTCGTCGTTTGGCGTTATCGACTATGTTCATAAGCCTAGAAGGGTAAGGGGTTTACGTCTGCCCCAAACACGGACGGACTATTCGCTCCACCTATCTTCGGCGCAGCCTGAATCTGTGGCGCACGAACCCTGATTCCACCCATGACCTTACCCGCAAATGAAACATTCGGGTCATTGTATAGGACGATCTTCTTTCCATGCCAGTCGTCGGTCTGCTCTGAGCCTAAAGATTTGGCTATGATCTGAGCGTTGGTTGAGTTCAAGACCATCGGCTTCTCGGTCTCATGGAAGGTCAGACACCATTTCAATTCCGGCTCTGCACCTTCTTTGGCTACGTTCAACTCAGACACACCAGAGATTGTAACCTGGACTCCTGAACCTACATCCTCTTTCTTCAAAAACTTCGACTGTTTGAACTCATTGATATGCGGCATGACTTGCTCCTTGTTTGTGTTATTTAATAACGTGATTAATTATGTAAAAGTCAAGAACTATTTTGCCTTTTTCTTACTTTTCCTAATCTCAGCCTTCACTATCTTGACCACATCCAACGTACTCAATGAGAATGGCTTGCGATCCTCATGGTCGCTGAGTTTGGCACACGCTTGGCGTATGCGCTCAGATTGGGTCATGGCTTTCTCCGCTTGAGCCAGTCCATGAAGCCGCCAAATGATGGATAAACTTTTTCCCAACTTGGCGGGGCCTGAAACTGTTGTGGTAAGAAGCCACCCCCATACAAAACCCGTCCATAGTGCACAAGCATGGAATCGTTCTTTGTTGCAACGACATACTCCTCCCACCACACGATGAGACTGTCGGCGCAACAATTCGATTCCATGTCGATTACTTCAAACATCCTTGTCGTGCAGTTGTAACGTCCTTTCATTCCAGCGTACCATAGAATCTCTCCACACTTTGGTTCGTATGGTCGTGCGGGTGGCTGTGGGAGTACCTTTGTCCCCCGTCCATAGTCCCACAATCTCCCTTCGTAGGGCGGTTGGAACAATCGTCCGCACTTTCCACACACACATTCAACCACGTTAGACGCTGAATACCCAACGCATTGTCCGGTAGAAACATGATTGCATGAATCTGGTTGCGAGAACCCTACACACTGGGCGAGAAGGAGAAGGGCGAGGAGTTTCATCTGACAACTCCCCGATAAAAGTTTACCGAATCAGTCGGATTCTTCCACCGTCCCTTTTTAACTTTTCCTGTGGCGTGGTCGAGCGTATCGGCTGGAATAGCTGGGTTTCCACCTCTTGCGTCAAAGTGCGAGTCATCGTCAACCAAGAACACCATCAATGTCATAAAGATGAAAAACACTATGAGTATTACGATGAATCTATTGGTCATACTTTCTCCTGTTTACGATTCGGGGAACTCACGGACTCGTGGTGTGGATTAAATTTTGCCCACGCTCTGCGTCGTTGGATAGATTCATAAATCCCCTGCCCCACGCCCACAAGAATTACCAACACGAAGAATCCGATCACTGGAAGCATTGCTATGAGAAGCAACATGCCATCACCGTCTTGTGCTGACGCTGGGTCAATCATTTCACCTCCGGTAGTTTGTGGGGCAAGCGTTCAAGTGGTTTTTCATTCTCCTTTGTATGATGTCTTTCTTCAAACCAGTATGTAGATTTGGAAAACTTGGCATAGGTTACTCTTGAGAACGCTATGTACCAGAATCCAAACACCAAAGCGTTCACCGCACCACTAAGACGATTGCCGTCTGCATCTCGGTAAAACTTACCAAGTGGAATCGTTGTCATCCCTCCTCCTCCATGCGAGTGAGGACTTCCTTCGCTTCAATCCACCAAGCCCCTTTGTTGCCCACCACATTTTGTAAAACCTCCCTGTACGCTTTGATGATTGTGTGTTGCTTTTCCCATTCTTCTTTATGGATTGCATCTATTTCCTCACACCCGCATTTGTGCTGAGAGTGTTCCAACCCATCTGAACTTGGTGAGTCCTTCGGTGGGCTTGGGAGAGGCATCCAGTGAGTTGTGCGATACGATGCGCTCAAGCCATCTGAATAACTTTTATCATTCTCTGGTCGATATACCCACTTGAGCCCCTCGACTACTTCACCATTATCGAGCGTGACTCTTGTTCGGTGTGCAATCCCAACTCCATATTGGCACAGAGCAAGGACGTTCCCGTAATGCTTTGGTAATCGTTCCTTCTCGTCTATCCACCCATCTGATACGGAGAGGACGGAATCGACAAGGTCAATAACTGCATTGTAGCTGATAAACGTATTGCTTCCGTAGCCAGACAATTCCCAATCCTCCTCAAACTTCTTTCTTTGCGCCTCGTTCATGGCTTCACCCACGCACCACGATTCAGTGGACTCGGTGACGGCTCTGCAAGTTCTGAAACCGCATAGAGCATACCCACCACCCACAACACAACCAAAATCTCTTTCCAAAACACAATCGGAACAATCAAAACCATCTTGATTAGTCTCATACTACTCCTTCCCCGCTCTGGCGGTTTGTATTTGATTTCATCACAGCTATTTCTATGAGTGCGAATCTTATGGCGAGGAAAACGTCCATGCCACAAAGAACAAACACGACCCACGCCAACCAATACATTTCATTTTGCCAAGCCAGCAATCCGGCAATCAGTTTTAGCGTCGCCAACAATTCTTCACGAACAGAATGTGACCATGTTTCTATTTTCATCTCACAACCCCCTGATAAAAGTTTATCGAATCAGCCGGATTCTTCCACCGTCCCTTTTTAACCTTTCCTGTGGCGTAATCGAAAGTGTCGGCTGGAATAGCTGGGTTTCCACCTCTTGCGTTAAAGTGGGAATCATCGTCAGCCAAGAACACCATCAATGTCATAAAGATGAAAAACACTATGAGTATTACGATGAATCTATTGTTCATACTTTCTCCTGTTTACGATTCGGGGGACTCACGGACTCCGGTTTGGGCGGGAAAAGGGAGAGCGTATCTTTTGCAACAGCGTGCGCCCACGGGTCATTTGTTTTCATCATTATCCTGTCAAGATTATACTTCACCTTCTCAAGCAAGGGGTCGGGGGCGCGGGTGTTCCACTGGTCAAATCGGAACCAATTTTCGGCGATAACGCATTTTATGTTCGAGCATACAATAACCGAATCTGAGGCATCGCCAACTGTTTTAGCTGGACTTCCACAAAACGGGCACGGCAGTAGCGGCTTGAGTTCGGTCATGGCTTCACCTCCCAATCGTCAGCGAGGATGTCTTGTGTCGTAGCATAGAACCGTATGAAATCTTCGCGCACCTCATTGAACATATTCAACAGTGAGCCCTGAGCATGAACCCACCATATAAATTCTGGACGCTTGAACGGCTTCCCACTCTTGATTGCTTCTTGGATTGTCATGGCTTCACCCATACAGAAACAATAGTATCTGCATTACAGGTAACCCACGCTTGAGAATCTCCCCCGTCCACAAACCACTTTGCATAAACAGCGTTCTTTTCGATCAGCGTCCTGGGAAACCCAACTGGTATGGGCTTACCGACAACACAATGTTTCATAACCCAGCTTTCCTTCACCGTTTCTTCGCACTTGTAACACCCGCAAATACCGAGTACAAATATAAGTAAGAATGTTTTCATTTCTTCCCTTTCTTCTTGGTGATGGGGGTGATCGTGACGAGGACACGCTGAATCTTTTGTTTTGGAAACACCCTCTTGCTTTCCGCTATGGTTTCATTGGCGCATACGATCCACGCTCCGGTTCTCATGGGACTTGGGAAACTAAGCCCCTCAAAATCCGCCCACCCCACCGCCCACATCTCTTGAGTGATCTTCATGGCTTCACCTTGTAAAATTTGTCCATAAACTCACTTTCGCTCTCAGCCCTGATATACGTCCCATCTTTCCAATCCCACCCCAGGACTGTCCCACACTCACAAGTGTATATCTCATCGTCCTGGAATGGTATGATCTTGTCACACTCGACACAGTGCCACGAAAAGTAGCAATTATCGCACACAGTCCTAAGCGCACCCAGAATCGGGACTGGCTTGGCATACTCAAATTGATTGTCTGGGCGGTCACGGTGGCATTGGGAGCAGTAGGTCATAACCCAACCAAGGCTATACCCAAATAATAGGAGTAATCCAGATATAGCCCGTGATCGTGGTTGGGAGAAGTCATTCCTTTTCCTTTATCGCTAAATTCAACCTTCGTGTATTGGCTTGCGCCAAAGACAATCCACCATCTGCACTTCTCGTAGCCCTGACTGGCCTGAAAGTAATGGGCTTGTCATTGTATAGCTTCTGGACTACCCCATATTCAGTATTAACTGTTTCAGCCCCCAACATGTGGACAAAGGCCATCTGTTCAAGGTCAGCCAAGGACTTCTTGTTCAGTCCTTCCGCGTCCATGACCTTCTCCTTAGCCTCCTTCTGGGCTTGTCTGATTTTGAACGTGATATACGCCCAGTGGGTGAGGGGGTCGGTCATGTTTTCACCTCCCAGTCAGTTGCGAGAAGGTCAATGTCTCGCAGAAGAACTGGCTGGAAAGTATCAGCACCATCAATAACGATGTGTCCTTCGTGTCCCACCCGTAGCCATGCCGCTACTAGCCCTTCATCCACAACGTCTGCATCCATGCGCTTAAACGGCTTTCCGCTTCTAACGACAAATTGAATAATCATATCTCAGCCTCATAAACCACCTCTGGCTCAATCCCGTTACGTTTACGCTCTATGGCACACTTGGCGAGTTCTAAGCCTAGCGCTGTATCGTCAAACGAGGCTATGTAACGATCATCGAAGTACAGGCGCAGTCTAACGGCCTGAGACACTTCCGAGTATTCCCTTATTACTTTGGCTTTCATTGGGTTCTCCTATGATTGTAATTGGGGTGAGTACTGTTTCGGCTCTTTACCAAACGTCCAACTTACTGCTTGGTGAGCCGTTGTTATATTCGGATCAACGCGGATAAAGTAGGTCTTAAATTCTCCGTCAGGTTCAGGTGTGGAGTTTAATACCTCGACCATGACGATGTTTTCATCGTTCGGCACTTCTTTCCTCCACAGTTTCCCAAATTCATCCTTGTGAATCATTGTCGCGTTAGAGTCTTTCAGGAATCTGTCCTGACCATATTTGTCGATCTTGACCCGTCTTACCTCCGCGTTTGACTCCTTCTCAATATCGTCAACCGTGATTTTCTCTGGGGTCATCACAACATATTCATCCACAACAACTCCGTGAACAGAATAGAATCCCCATCCATCCGGGTATTCGATTGCCATGCGATTATCACCATGTAACCTTCCCTGTGAGTCTCGACCGATATAAGCGGGGCGATCCGAAATTACGCACACATCCTCATGCCACCAGACCCATCCACATGAAAGTCCAAGATTCTCGTCATGCTTAAAGTTTTCCAATATCTCGTTCTCCCATAAACAAGAATCTCTCAAAAAAGAGATATATGCAAACCATGAAGCCCAGAATTGACCGGATCGGTAATTTTCCACGCCCGAATCTTGCGACCAGACTTGCGACTCGACTTGCGACCAGACTTGCGACCGGACTTGCGACTCGACTTGCGACCGGACTTGCGACCGGACTTGCGACTCGACTTGCGACCGGACTTGCGACTCGACTTGCGACCGGACTTGCGACTCGACTTGCGACCAGACTTGCGACCAGACTTGCGACTCGACTTGCGACAGGACTTGCGACTCGACTTGCGACAGGACTTGCGACTCGACTTGCGACTCGACTTGCGACCAGACTTGCGACCAGACTTGCGACTCGACTTGCGACTCGACTTGCGACCGGACTTGCGACCGGACTTGCGACTTTTTCTTAAATATCTCATTCAACAAATGCACCGCCAGAAACCCGCCCAACGATGCCGAGAACGGAGAACCCATTCTCAAAATAACTTTGGGCGGTTTGAGTTTACATAGTTTATATATTTCTCGCACCGATTTTTCAGCCATATCAAAATCGGCTCTGTCTGTCGATAGCCCAATCTTCACCCACTTCTCAACGTAGGCGGGGAATTGGGCTATTTGTTTGGGTGTTAATTTGTCTATGCGTTTCATCAGTCTGCCACGCGGCGAATCTCTTGGGGCGTGTATTCCCTTTGGTGAGTGATCCGATACACACCCGTAGGAAGCGGGATTGTGGCGTGTTCTTCGTGGACGATCTCGGCTGGCTCATCAACTTCGATGAATAACTCCCCGGCTTCGTTCACAAAAGACTTCGCTGTTTCCTCGTCGATAGCATGAGCATGGCCTGTGACCTCACCGTAGGCAAGAATGATTCGGCCATTGTCACGCTTGTAATCTTTGAGATTCCCTGGCAAAGCTTCAATGCGTTCGATTAAAACATCGCCCTGTCTGAACTGTTTCATATTGCGACTCCTATTTTGGTTTATACTGTGATTTATATGAATATCGCTAATGTTTTGACCAAAGTCAAGACAAATCGTATTCATTAGTAAAATTTAATAATTCATTGTTAAAGAGTATGTTAGTAAAAGTTTAATAAATATTAACTTGATTTCGTTTCGGGAGTTGATTATATTCCCGAATATGGAAAGAAAGACCACATCGTTTCAGGGAGAAATTTTCGGGATGTTTCGACAACTCGGAAAGAGTTCCGTTAAACTGATGGAGGTCTTTAGCGAACCGACAACCGAACAAATCAAGATCAACAAAGGACAACTCCCCAAGAAAGACTACCCCTACTACGACATCCCATTAAAGTAGCGTCCCTGTAATAGTTTAATGTTATCAAGGCTCGGACGTTCTTATTGGCTGCTCCCATCTGGGCGGGGCTGATTCCCCCGTATAAAGGCGCAATAAGCGGTTACTGGCAACTGAAAACTCGCCAGCCATAAATTTCTAACCCCCCACTTGAGAGAAAAATCAATTTTCTTTTTAAAAGCAAGAGCGTTTGAGAGTGAATTGTCTCTTGATTTGAAGTCAGAGGAACAGACCAACTAACTACCCTCTTTGGAGGAAAGAAAAAAATAGAGGTTTTCACTGGACTTTGTCGGGATAGCAAAAGTTACACTTCTCCGAACACTCACAAGTCATTCCATCGTGATATTCGTTATACTGACATTCACATTGAGCCTCACAATGTTCTTTACAGCGTGAGCAAATATCTGAATCATCATAAACGTTAGCCCCGCAACAGTTTGACGTTTTCATTTGTCCTCCAATTTATCTAGTTTAAGCACTTCTCTGAGTTTCTTCAGTTCGTCAATTTTCTCTTGCGATGATTTGTTCCACTTCCCGAACAAATTGAAGTTCAGGATAAAGAAGAAAAACACCACCCCAAAGAATAACGATTGAATCATCAAATACGCCCCCAGCGCACCGCCTGGAGTTGTGCCGAATCCCTCGTCAGACATAAGGGGCATCCACGCCATCGGCAAAGCACAATAGAAAAAGTACATTGAGAAAAAAGCTACCCTTGGGTCTGGGTGATTCAAAAGATATTTGGCAAGCGCGATTACTGTTTTCATTTACGGCCTCGGAATAGTTGTGCTGATCTTACCCTGTGGCTTAAAGTAGCTTATCCCCATGTATAGCGTGTATATGAAGCAGAGCGCGAAGAATAGCCGGACTATTGTTTTCATGGGTTGCCCGTCTTTATTTGCTTAATCCAATGTAGAATTTCATCATAACAGGCAGTTTTTCCGTTATTGCGGTCTCGCTGTTCCTTGTTCTTCAATATCTTTGTGCCGTTCAAACACAGCGAAATTGCTCTGCCTTGCTCAACCCATTCTTGGAGTATGTCAATCTTTTCCATGACTCAATTCTCCTATTAGTTGACTGATACGGTATAATTTACTTGTTTACTGCTTACTACTTGCTCAACTTTGAGCCAATAGCCTGACTGCATAGTTTGCACCCAGCAGCCTAACCCTTGCCATTCCAGGGATTTAATGTCATGGAAGGTCAAAGACATGGGGCGGGATGGAGCGAGGAAGAGTTTCATGGCTTTGGCTCTGTCCAGAAAAATAGCCACACTAAAAAAACAAAAAAGATTACAAACATTATTCCGACAATAGTTGTCATTGGTTCGTCCTTTAAGGGATTAAGTATATTAGGCTCTCAATGTCGGTTACAATTTCTGGCATTGGTGTTTCGCCCATTTCTCCGTAATGGCTCTGTATTCTCCAAAGTTCATCTCTTATTTTATCGAGCAGCGAGTTATCGGGGAACAGTTTGACCCATTCTGGTGGGGTCAGATAGCATAGGGCAAGATTACACTCTCTATGTGTTTTATGAGAAGTCCAGTTCCCGAATTCGGATGAGTAGGTAATTGTGACCTCACTTCCACACAGTCCGCATTTTGGTAGGCTCATTTGTTCACCAATTGGTGAAAGACGTGGAAGCGGTGAACTTAGTCCGCTCTATTTCCCTTTTATTGGCACGTTCATTTAAAAAATTGATCCATATATCAGCATGGCACAATTCGCCGATTTTGCACCAACAAGATAGGTATTTTTTGTTTTTCAGGGGCACAAGGTAGAAATCGTCGAACCAAAGCGGTGTCCCATGTTGTCTAGTAATTAGCATGTCTCGGAATGTTTCAATACACTCTGTGCGATTTGGAGTATATGAATCAACCTTAAATGGATTGCCCCACCTTGTAGGTCTGCCAACATAGACAGTCCCACTGGGGGCTTTCCAATTCTTTGTGCGCTTACGTTGGATGCGTTTTATCATTCCTTCCCCCTTTCAGTAAGCATGGCATCGGCGTATTCATAACAGGCTTTGGCTGCGGTTTGTGGGTCAACCTGGACTGTGGGATCGGCAATAACACCGTTTAACGCTTGTCCGGCGAAATAGTCACGCAGGGTCATGCCAGTTCTATGGGGTTGAGTAGTCCATTCTGGACGTGGGAAAGCGTAGACAGGCTCTTCTTTCATTGTGCGCCTCTTTCAATTTCGTCAAGTGCTGTCGTATATCCGGCGAAGTATTCTTCAACCAATTCCTCGCGGGTTCTTTTGATAACAGCATCGACGTGCTCTTGTAATGCTTGTTTTTCGTCTGCGGTTAATTTCTTCCATGCGTCTCTTGCGAAATCCGCCGTACTTTGCCAATTCAATTCAGCTACCATTTGGGTAAGTCCGGCGGCGATATTCAGCTTGCCCTTGAAAAAATTCATAGCCGCATACTGTTCGGCATAGCCATAAGTACCGCTAAGCATCCAGTCAATTTGCTCGGCTACCCAAAGTGGGCTATCTTTCATAGCTTTGTAAAATTCTTCCCTCGCTTCTTGGCGATCCTTTAACGGAGATGCGTTCAGTTCCTCAATCTTATGAAAATACTTCCGCATTTCGTTATCATGGTACTCTTTTTTCGTTGGCATTGGCATGGCACTTTCTCCTATTTATTTGAACAGTTAGTTAGTCTTACTTTTATCAATATACAAAGGCTTTCAGCCAATGTCAAGAAGAAAATACAATTTAAGTAAAATTTAATAATTGACTGTACTAAAATTTAACTTGATTCCCAATCCTCGATTGCTTATATTCCCAAGTGTATTAAGCTTGAGGTGGGTTGATTCAAGCAATAACTGAGCCATTGCGCATTAATGGGCATAAAAAAGCCCAGCTTGAAGGCCGGGCTAGGTGAGGGAGCGAGGGATTAAGCGGGAACGTTGTAATGAAAACCGGGCATACCATAATTTGAATACATTTCGGTTGCTGACTCTCTTTTGCCGATCCATTCGGCACACTTTGAGCAAAGGCCATAACCTTTATCGCGGTTATACCATTGACGGCCTCGCGCAGATTGACCGCAGCAGCAGCAAGTTAATTGCCGAATTGGTGTTGATTGGATGATCTCAACTTGCTTTTCCATTGTCTCATTTCTCCTATTAGTGAAAGAGTGAATTAGATAGCGTGAAGTATAATCCAAAGGAACGCACCCATAACTAAAGCCGCTCCGATTATTGCGATTGTCTCGATTCTATCTGATGTCATTTTGATTCTCCTATTTAGTTAAGTGAATGTTAATTACACCTAATAATAGCAAACGATTTCACCAATGTCAAGACAATTCTTCAACATTAACAAAATTTAATAAAGACTCAAATCAGCATTAAATGAAGCCCCGCCGCCTAAGCTCAAAAGCATTGATATTTTGCCGATTATACGCTACCACCGAGAACGCGGTTAAGTCATATATGGAAGCATTCGGGACTAGTAACTATGGAGCAGCGGCGGCCAATAGCCAGAAGCTACTTAAGCGTCCTACCGTCCAAGAGCAATTAAACAAAATCAGAGTCCCGCTTACCAAGATATACAATGCAGACGTTGTAAGACAGGAGTTTGCAGTACTATACGAAACATCTACAAGCGAACTAATAAGAGCCAGGTGTCTAGAGAACTTAGCCCGGTTTAATGGAATGTACGTGGAAAAGACAATAAACGTCAATGCAAACGTAACTCAGAACTTACCAGACCTTAAGAACGTGCCTCTGGATCAGCTTGAACGTGAGTTTATAGGCCGCATGAAATTGGAAAGTACAGGAATTGAGACATTCGCAAGGAAAGAGTTACAAGCCACTGAACTAGTGCCATTAATCGCTCAGGGATCACTTGAGACGGATGAAACGCCATTAATTGCAGAGAGTATCAATGAATGATACCACACAACAATAACAGTGTAACGAAACGATACAGTGTGGATAACTTGTGCATAAGTATGGATATGGCTAAAACAGAGCGCAAAGTTGACTATAACTTTACATAATATGGAACGGGGCAAGGCATCGAATGTGCACGGAATGAGCGAATGTACTGAGTTCGCAGCCAAGCCTCGTCTAATACGATCCTCTGCTCGAATAATGGCTATTGTATGCGCAAGCGCAAAGTGTTGACAATAGGCGAAATAGCCAAGTATTTCGACCAGGGCAGGAATAGCGTAGCCCAGGAGATACATGAACAGCGTGTCGATCTATACAATCCCACCCATGTCATAGAGTATGTAGTGCAAAAAGTGCGGGATAATGCACAGGTGGGGCGGGGGATAGTGCGTGTACAGGTAGGCAAGAACTAGGCTATGGCCGGTGCATACATGGTGCATAGCACACACGCACACACCCAAGCTATGGCTGCGAGCATGGCTGGACAAGGGCCGGGGCAAAACGGGACGGGGGGGGTAGGCGGGGATTCGACCCGGCACCCGTCGAGATGAAGGTACTAAGCGCCAAGCCAACTATATGTATTTTTTTAGCTAGGGGAACATGAAGTCATACCCGTACCCATGTAAATGAAGTGTGTTCGTTTCATAATGCTCTCCATGCCATTTATCGTGTTATTTGGCATGATCGTAGCGTATGTGGTACTAAGTGAATGATGGTGGCTCAATAGATGGAATTTTGTACATTCCGTTGTTTTTCATAGGAATATGCGCGATTTGCCTGATAGTGTTGTTGATAAGCAAGCTAAGAAAATGAACTGGGCTGCTGTTTTTGTGAAATCCGGGATGATATTTTGGATAGGGCTGACGATATTTACGGGAGCTCCGACCGATATGTTTGAGACTGGAAGAATCTTGGCGATGTCTCTGTTGATTGGGTTGTATTCTGAGTACGTGAAGGTATGAATTACCCAAAGAACAGGGAAGATAACGTAAAGTACAGAATTAAGCTGATGAAAGAGGCTCAGGATATGAAGTTCCGGGCTTCGGTTAAGAGGATATTCGAGGAGAATCCGTTATTTGCGTTTAATACGTTCTTTTGGACGTATGATCCCAGGGAGAGTAAAGATAAAGATTTACCGTTCACGACGTATAAATATCAGGACGACTTCATTTTAGAGCTTAATCGGTGTATAGATGAAGGTGAGGACTTCTTTTGTGATAAGAGTAGGGATATGGGTGTCACATGGATGGTAATAGGTGTGTTTGTGTGGAGGTTCTTGACTAAGAGGGGTGAGCAGCTTAAAATCGGTAGTTGGAAGCAGGAGTATGTGGATCGTTTGGGGGACATGAGTACGCACTTCGAGAAGATGCGGTATTTACTCTCTAAGTTGCCGAAGTGGCTCTTACCGGAGGGGTTTGACCTCAGTAAGCACTCTACTTTTATGAAGATTATCGCCCCCTCATTAAGTAATGCTTTAATCGGTGAAGCTACAAATGCTGATTTTGCAAGAGGTGGTCGTGAGAAGGCGATTGCTTTGGATGAATTCCAGTCGTGGGACATGGCCAATGAAGCGTGGAGGTCATGTTCGGACGCTACCAGGTGTAAGATTGTTTTTGGCACACCCAAGGGTGCAGGCAACAAGTTTGCTGAATTGTCAAGGACTTCGGAGATTAAGTCAAAGCATAGGTTGAAGTGGTTCTTACATCCCAAGAAGGCTTATACTGGTAGGGATTATCTCAAGACTGTTGAGGATGCGAAGATAACAGACAGGATTGACGGGTATATTGTTCAGAAAGCAGAGAATCAGGAGGCCGCCCCTTCTGGGTGTTACATAGATCAGTATGGTAAGATCAGGAGTGAGTGGTATGATCGTGAGTGTGAGAGAAGGAGTCGTGAGGACATACTTGAGAACTTGGACTGTAATTACCTTACCTCTGGTAATCCGGTCTTTGACGTACTTAAGTGTGAAGAACGGATGCGCGATTGCAAGAGTCCTCTTAAGATTGGCGACCTTTTATGGAAAGTGCGCCCGATTTTTAATGAAAGTGGAACCTGTGTAAATAAAGAGCAGTTGTCTGTTGAGTTCTTAGAGAACATGAACGGGCTGTATCTTGTGTGGGAGTTACCTGAGGAAGGCTGGGAGAACGCTTATTCGATAAGTGCCGACGTAGCTGAGGGTCTAGAGCAGGGAGACTGGGATTCAGCCAGTGTCAGAAAGAGGTTTGTCAACCACGATGAAGATGTTCCTTTAACTGTCTGTACGCTTCATACACACATTAAACCCTTCGAGTTTGCCGAGGAACTAGCCAAACTAGGGTATTGGTACAAGAAAGCCTGGATAGCACCCGAAAGACAAGGAAATTCAGGTGGTGTAGTTATCAATGAGTTGTTAAAGATTTACACCAGAATTTACCACAAAGAAGTCATTACTAAGGGTTATCCCCAGAGTACAGACAAGATCGGTTTCGACACTTCAAATAGGCACATGAAGGGGATGATTATAGGTGAGTTGTCTAAACAGATCGTTGAGGGGACTTTCCGAGACTACGACACTGATTTCTGGAAAGAATGTCTAACCTTCGTTAATAACGACGGCAAGATGGAGGCTCAGGGTAAGGGTAAAGGCGAGAAGTGCTTTGATGATAGGGTGATGGACAGGGCTATTAATGCGTGGGTTGATACGCAGTTGCCAAATCCTTACAGGACAAGAGGTAAGGTAAGAGAGACGGACTGGCAAGCGATCCAGAAAAAACATTATCAGAACAAGGCTTTGGTGGGATGGGTGGTTAGATGAATACTAATCAAATACTAATCACTACTAAATTAGTATGAAGAAGAGCAAGATAAAGACGTTCCTATATTCATGTGAGGACTGGGGGGGTGCTGTTTTTGTCATAGTCCGTTCCGCTTTTGTGAAGGTAGCAAGGAACAAGGTAGTATCTCTAACCAGCGATTTTGAGAAACCTTTGAAGAACTGGAAAGGTATCGTCTTAAACGAGGAAACCGAGAAGAAAGTAATGGAAACTCATAAATTGAATACTCTCTACTATGCCTGATGTCTTTGAGAAAGATATTGAGGTAGTTAATTCTCAGTCCACAGCTGAGGAGCAGAATGTAATTAAGAAGCTCTTTGAGTTGGTTGAGGCTAAGGCTAATCCCTGGAAGCTAGCCCACAACGAGATTGTTAAGGAGAATTACAATTTCTGCGAACTAAGGCAGTGGGACGGGGCCGATATGCAGCTTCTAGCCCTAGCTGACGTTCCTACTTTAGCCATAGACAGGATCAACAGAGGTTTAGACTATATCAACGGTGTGAGGGCTAACACTGGTAACACAATGAAGATCGTCAAAAGAGAGCAAGGAGATGATAGGGTGGCCTCTCTTTTGCAGGCTTGCGCTGAATACGCTGAATACTGTGGGGATTTTCAGAAGCCCAGGGATGAGGCTTTTGATTCAATGGCCAAGACCGGAATGGGCTTGAGGGTCTTGGGCTATGACCCTACCGCAAGAGGTGGAATTGGCGAGTTGTGGTGTGAAAACTTCCCAGTTGAAGATTGTGGGTGGAGTAAGACAGCCTCAAAAGAATTGGATGATATTTCGTGGTGGTGGAGGAGAACAGTCCAGTCGTGGGAAGATGCTATGGCTGACAACCCTGAGAAGGCTGGAATCTTAAAGGGGATGAAGACTGTTTTAGCTTCCGAGTGGGAGAAGATTAAAGGCGGTAGTACGACAGGTTCTCTGGTTCAGGACTACGGTGCCTTGGTTACTTCCGGCGATCCTTCATTAAGTTACCAAGACCAAGTAGATAAATACGAGTTCTGGCTTCGTCGAAGAATCCCCGTCCGTAAGATTGGTTCGATTCAGTTCATTCCTTTACCTGATGGAAACGTAATGCCCGTCCCGCAGGTCAGAGAGGAGGCCGTTGATTATAAGCCACAGGAGTTGGAGCAGGATTTAGGCGTATCTGTAAACGAGACGTGGGAACAGTTCATCGTAGCCTCAGCAGGGAATATGCAGAACGCTACATTGCTCAAGCAGTCTGTGTCTAAATACCCCTTCTCCCCTTTGGTCGGGATGTGCGCCGCGATGAAGAAAAGCGGTCAACCTTTCTCTTATGTCGAGATGGTTATTCCTCACCAAAAGAGAATCAATATAGCTTGGGCGCAGAAAACGACGTTTAATAATAAGGCGATCAAAGCCCCCCTAGCTATCAAGAATCTCGACCCAGCTATGATTGACTCGAAGATTCTCAACAGTCAGTTGGGCACTATCCTTGCAATCGGCCCGAACGAAGATGTTATCAATGTTAATATTACGCCCAACGTAGATTTACAAGCTATTGAGGAGGGTCAGTCTGCAAGAGAGGACATGGACTTCGCCGCCGCCTCTACTGAGCCGGTGTTAAGGGGTCAGTCTGGGTCACAGGATTCTGGGATTAAACTTTCGATGCAACAGAACGCGGCTGTTACACCTTTGAATAAATGGGTGAAGGCCGAGAAGTTAAGCGAGTTGGCTTTCTGGCGCAAGGCTTTGCATATAATCATAGCGGAGTTTTCACCTGAGAGGATGCAGAGGATTGTTGGGGACGAGAATTTCTTCAAGATTGTGATTGGCAAGATTGACCCAGTGAAGGGGATTCCATTACAACCCCCGTTACAGCTTCCCCTAAATGTCGATGTCGCCCATTACGACGTTGAGATTACGGATTCAGCTTTGAGTGACTTCAACAAACAGCAATCCTTTAACGCGGTTGAGTCTTTGGTGTCTCTGAACGTTCCATTTACAGATTCATACCGAATCCAGAACGCCCCGATTAAGGACGTTGACAGTGCGATAGCTTCAAACGAGGAGGCAAGGAACGACATCATCAGACAACAGCAAATGATAATCGAAGGCTTACAGTCTCAGTTGGAGATGACGCAAAAATTGATCCCCACAGAGTCTAAGGTGGCTATGGGTCAAGCCGGAGCGAAGATGAAGAAAAGTTCAAATCAGAAAAAGAACGCCCAGACAGGAGCGTCCCAATCTCAAGCCGGGATGAGGTCTATGGTGGGTGGACAGAATTTCGGATAGGAGCATTTATGGGGTGGTTTAACATATTCGGCAGTAAAACAAATAAACCAATCACTGATGTTGAAAAAACGGTGGTTTATTATGGTGTATGGATTGAGGATGTTACAAACGACAGACATTTGGATGGTTGGCATCGTTTAAGCAAGGAAGAAATCTTTGCTACCCCATCAAAGGGTGTTGCGATGGCTTATGCAGAAGAAGTTTTATCCAAATTTAAAAATGATCCCAACATACAAATTGAGGTCAGGCAATTTAGGGAATCGTAAAGAAGTAAACTAACTCACAATTCAATAATCTAAGGAAACAGTCATGGATTTAGACACGCAAGGTACGGTTACTGACGTTGCATCGGCTGCCCAAGTTGGGCAAGGTGCTGCTCAGCCCGCATCCGCTACGTCTGTCGATCCGAACATTTTACCCTTTGTAGTTGAACCATCCGCTACGGAACAGCAAGGTCAAGGTGGCTTACCATCCGCTGACCCCAATGCCTCGCAAGGTGTTGATACTCAGAGTGCAACAGATGAACGGTTTAGGCAGATACAGTCGGAGAAGGACAGGGTATATTCTCAAAACCTAGCCCTCCAACAGCAGATGCAACAGCTTCAAGCGCAACAGGCGCAGTTCATGCAACAGTTCCAACCGCAAGTTCAAGCACCCGACAAGGCTACAAACCCTGTCGAGTATCTTGAATGGAAGATGGAACAGCAAAATAAGTTCCTCATCCAAGAAGCCAACCGCCAGAATCAGGCACAGATTCAACAGATGCTTGCTGGCGCGGCTGAGATGCAGTGGACTAACTCTCATCCTGGGGTAGATGTCAATTCAGTAAAGGCATTTAACCGGATGAACGGGATAGCCGAGTGGAACTTAGACGCAGGACATAAGCTGATGACGATGCCAAGCCAAGTTCAAAATGTTGCCCGTAACGCGATCAATCAAACATTCAATGAAATCAGGAAACCTCAAAATGGGGCGAGTCCTATGAGGGGCGCGGCAAGTACGGGTCAAGGAGCGATTCAGTTAAGCTGGGAGAAGATGGCGCAAGCCTACAATCAAAATCCCAACATTGAATCAACTTGGAGTCCTGAACTAAAGAAGTTCTTTTGGGACGGGACAGCCCAACTTCAACGTCAGCAGTAGGTAAGCTCCGAAAGGAGTAAATTATGGCAATATCTTATGCGTCTACCCCCTTTACTTTCGTAGACAGTCAGTTTGGGTCGGCAAGCGCAAGCAATATCAAGTCTCTGGTTAATGTTGTTGTTGACCGGAGATACCACAAGGAAGTCCAGAAAAAGACTTTCTTTCAGTCGCATGGAATGATCGGTGCAGACGTTTACAGCGAAGGCGACTTTGCTCAAACGGCTCCCGGACTTCCGGTAGTTCGTAAGACTGACCTCACCGCGCAACCTGGCGATACGATTAAGATGGGACTTCGTAAGAACCTGTCTTTTGCTATCTCGACTGGTACGACTGGCGGGACTCAGTTGGTGGACAGCGAAGTAGGATGGGATTTGGACAATCAGTTGGTGAAGGTCGAACAGTTCCGGCAGGGTGTTCGTACAAACGGTGGGATCAACTCTCAGCGTAATCCGTATGAACCCTTTGAACAGACGGAAGTGTCTCTGCTTTCTGACTGGTCAGCCCAACAGAAAGACACATCCATTCTTTATGCGATGCACTACGGCTTCGGACATCACCTGCTCCGTAAGTACGGACACACCAACCTCGCCCCTACGGCGGTTATCAATACCCTCTACGGTAATGATACCACGATGACCACATCTCGCACGATTGCGAATATGTTGGGCGCGGGAACGGACAACGTGAAGCCGGTTACATTTGAAATCGGCGAAGCGTACTGCCGTCAGGCAGAGTTCGATCCCATCTCGGTTGGCGGAGATTCGTACTGGGTCGCCCTCATTTCACCGAAGGCGAAACTGGCTCTCTACCAAGATGCGACATTCCGCTCTGCGGTTCAACACGCCCGCGAACGTAGCGTCGATAATCCACTGTTCAAGTACGGCGATGGTCTTATCTACGGTAACTGCATCATCTTTACCTATGACAAGATTCGCACCATTCTTGGCGGGAACAATCCGGCTGGTCTGACGGTTTCCAACGATGTAATCACGGAAGCCGCTTATACCGGAATCGGTGGTGGTCTTGCTTCAACCGATCTTCACGCGACGTACTTCTTAGGTGCGAACGCTGTCGTTTGGGCTGACGGTATGTACTCAATGGCAGAACGCATCCGAAGCGAGAACGACTACGGAAATATCATCGGTCGTGCAGTTGATGAGATTTTCGGAACGAAGCGGGCAGATTGGAAGAACGAAGGTGGGACTATCGACATCAACCAGTCACTGCTTCAAATTGTTAATTCAACCGTACTCTAATGGAAACAGTCATTCTTAGAAGCAAAATTGGGCCGACTCAATACACTTATCGTCCAGCTACCGGAGGTGATTATGGTATGCAGTATGGTAAGTTCGTGAGAGAGTTCACCATTGACAACAGCTTGAAAGTGACTGTTCCTAAACAAGAATGGGAACACTTGGAGGAATTGGACTTTGACCGCACCGCGGGACTAAAGTTCAAAAACTGCTTCCTTGTGATCCCACAACAATAAAAGGAAAAAGTCATGGAAAAGATCAGTGCTGTCATTAAATGTAACGCGGGGGAATGGGTAGCTACTTTGTCGCTGCCTGTCGGTAAAGCTAAAGTCCTCCACTTTGCAAAGGAGAACAATTTCACGCTTGAGGTTGAAAAGGAGGTTACCTTCGTTGACCATTTCGGGAAAGTGAAGGTTCATCATCCTAATTGGCCTCAGCACCTTTTGGACAACTACAAGTTCCTGGAACTGGTAGAAGTCAAGAAGGAAGAAGCTATCGTCGCGCCCCATATTGTGGATAGGAAGGCCGAAGCCAAGAAAAAGAAAGGATCAGAAAATGAAAAAAGTAATCTTTAAGGCTGTGTCGGGGCTGATGCTCCTTGCGACCGTGTTTCTCTTTATCGGCGCGGGGAACTATCTCTCTGTTCCTCTTAGAGCGGGAAGTCCTCAGACATCAGTTGTTGTAACGTATGCTAACTCTCAGGTGGACACGCTTCGCTTCATACGCGAGCCGGGTCTGGCTGGACTATCGTTTGCACTTCGGGCGAAGGACTCTATGAGTCTTACCAGTGTTCGTGTGCGAAGGGTGGTCAACGGAGTAATGCTTGCTCCTGTCGCGGGAGATACGATTATCACCACAGTCGTTTCGATAACAAACGATACACTCAAGATAGCGACGGTGACATTGGCACCGCTTTGTGATGAGTACAGGTTCTTCATCACTTATGCGGCTTCTGCTAATGGCGTTACCACGCCTACTGTTGAGTACGTCTTCAACCGTCAGTATCAAGATTAGAAGATGGCCACTGCCCAAGATATAGTAAACGAGTGGGCGGCGGGTGATGAGGACAAGCAGCAGCTAGTAATCCGTAGTGGGTTGCCCTTGAGATGGTTAAATCAGGGGCAACTCCGCTACTTCGATAAAAGCGAAGTGCTGCGCGGTGTCTGGACTCCAACTATCACCTCGTCTGGGAACATCGCCCTACCGAGTGATTTCTTAAGGGAATTTCCCAATAGAGTTAAACGGGATGTTTCTGATTCGTCTGATTTGCCTCTGGGGAAGATTGATTACCCAGACGCTAATCTGATGGACTTTTCAGCGTTGACTCATTACTCAATCTGGAATGGGACGCTCTATGTTTGGTCAGCCGGAGCGTGTACCCCGTCCGTTCCATACATTAAGAAGCCAGCCGTACTAGCTTCGTTCGCAAGTGATTTGAGTGTCCCGACCGAGTTCCAGCATAATCTGATTATCTATCTCGACGCTCACTGGGTGAAGATTCAGAAAGATTTAGCCGGACATTACGCTCTGATGAAAGAGTTTGATAATCAAGCCCGTCAGGATGGGGTAATGAACATAATCAGGAATAATCAAATTCCGACGATAAGGGGGAGTTGGTTCTAATGCCTGACACTACTCCTGTTGCAAACCAGATTAACATAAACCTATCTCTACTCTTAGAGGATGCCGTTTATGACGCTGACAATGGTTTAGCCGCAGCGTTAGACGGTGTAATCTACACAGGAGTTAAGAGGAATAAGTACGTCGCAGAAGCCGAGAGAGAGTTGGTTTTAACCCTAACCAATAGGCTTGGTTATGAGAAAGCCACAGAAGCATTACAGGGTGCTATGGTCAGCGCCACGATCACAACTTCAAGTTCGGGTGCGTCAGTACCAAAGAATTTCATCTGCCCGTCTAAATTAACATT